CGACCTGAACAAGTTCATCCACTACGTGCACAGCCCTGAGTTCGACCAGTACTTCGGACGCTCGGATCTGCGCGAGGCGTACAAGGCGTGGTTCTGGAAGACCCGCATGATGGAGCAGTGGATGGTCTACTCCGAGCGCCTGGGGGGCGGGCTCGCGGTCGCGTCCATCGGTCCCGAGGCGGATGGGTTCGGCGTCAACACGGCGCCGTACCAGAACCTCGTTGCGGCCATGTCGAGCATCAAGTCCTCGTCCTCGGTCGTGCTGCCAAAGGGAGTGACGATGGATGTGCACTTCCCGCCGACCACCGACCACTACCAGGCAGCCGTCGAGTTCTGGGACCTGGCTATTGCACGGTCCCTGCTCGTGCCTAACCTGCTTGGCGTATCGCATAACAGCAAGGTTGGATCACTCGCACAGTCGCAGACTCAGCTTGAGGCGTTCTTCTGGACGCTGACCGCCGACAAGGCGCGGCTCGAGGGCGTGATCAACGAGCAGTTGTTCGATGATCTTGGAGACCAGAATTGGGGCGACGGCGAATACCCTGAGTTCACGTTCAAGGAACTGTCCTCTGATCGCCTGAAGTGGATCACGGAGACCATAGTCGCGTTTGCGCAGCAGGGCGTGATCATCCTGACCGAAGACGACGAGCGGTGGCTGCGGTCGGCCATGGAACTGCCAGAGCGCACCGAGGACTCAGTGCCGCTCGCGAAGGCGAAGATGGATCTCGGCATCGCGCCGGATCCGAACGCCATGGCGACGCCGCCAGAGGGCACTGAGCCGCCTGAGCCTGGGAACAAGGAGCCGCCGTCGCAGAAGGACGAGCCGCCTGACGTTGCGGCGATGGTGCGGGACGCGTTCGCAATGCAGCGCGAGGAACTGAAGTCCCTCGTCACGACGGCTCTCGAGGCCGCAAAGCCCATCGCGCACAAGTTCGACGCCTCCCTCGACGCCGCCAAGGGTCGTGCCGAGACGCGGGTACACTTTTCCGTCATCCAAGATCGCCAGCTGGCAGCTGCACAATCGCTCACAGATACTGTTGCAACATTTGTGGCACGCGCCACGTCTGGCCTTCTTGGCTCTGACGAAGATTTGACGAAGATCGAAGCCGACCCCGCGCTGATCGCGGACCTTGAGTTCAGCACCGCGCAGAAGGGAAAGCTTAAAGAAACGTTCAAGAAGTCCCTCGCGACCGCGTACTCGTTGGGCCGCGACATGGCAACGAACGAGATGGATCGCGCGAAGGGCCAGCACAACCGGATGCACCCCGACATGGCGTTGCCGATGGAGCGTCAGACGTACGCGTCGATTCGCGACAAGGCGTCTGAGTTCTTCGAGGCGAATGGCTTCCGCATGGCTGGCAACGTGTCGGACACGACGCGCGCGATCATCCAGGGAGAGCTACAAAACGCCGTGAAGTACGGCAAGAGCCCGAAGCAGGCGCGCGTTGACATCTGGGACGCGCTCACGAAGAAGGGCCTGACGAACATCGCGTCCGTGCGCAGCGTCGAGAAGGACGCCGAGGTCACCGCGACGCTCGAGGCCGGATGGATGCTGGATGAGGCGTCTGCGGCGCCGTACCTAGACACGCTGGCAAGAACAAACCTATTCGAGGCCATGAATGAAGCACGGTTCGCAGAGTTCACAGATCCCGCTCTCGGTGACTTCGTGCAGGCCCTGCAGTACTCGGCAATACTTGACGAGCGAACTACGGAGATCTGTACTGCGCTCGATCAGCACGTTTACGCGGCTGACTCCGACGTATGGGATACCTACCGCCCGCCGAACCACTACAACTGCCGATCCATTCTCGTTCCCATTACTTCCATAGACGGATGGGACGGGACCGAGTCTGATCCGCCTGACGTGCAGCCGCAGGAGGGGTTCAAGTGAGCGCGACTGAATTCCTGTTCGACGTCGTGAAGACCATGATTGCGCTAGGGATCGTGGTGGGCGTGGTGTTTCTTGTGCTCGTGATCTTCGAGGACGACAAGAAGTAATGGACGAATTCGAGCGACAAATGATGCAATATGTCGCACGTGATTTCGAGCGCGTGTTCGGATCCGCTGTCGCCCCGACGCTTGAGTCAGGAACGCGAGTCGAGATGGAACAGGTGAACGTCGAGGGCCGCATCGTTCGCGTGACCGCGACCGACGGCATCAACACACGAGACGGAGTGGGCTGACGCATGACTATGAAAATCACTGGCGCCGACCTGTTCAGCGCCGGCACCTGGAACGGCAAGGCGTTCACCGAGTCCGACATCGATTCGATCGTGAACTCGTTTGTCGCGCTGGATCTTGCGGGCCGCGTCCCGCTCAAGCTCACGCATGAAGGCGAGGATCCGCGCAGCGAGGAATCGCAGGCTGCGGGCAAACTCTCGTTCGGCTGGGTGCAGCGCATCTGGCGCGATGGCGAGACGCTGAAGGGCGACCTCGAAGTGCCGGACGCAGTTGGCGCCGCGATCAACGAGGGGTATATCAAATTCGTTTCTGTAGAGCTACTGAAGAACGTCCAAGCCGACACGAGGCGTATCCCGTGGGTGCTGGACGCAGTGGCTCTACTTGGCGCCGAGCAACCTGCGGTTGGCGTCATGAATTCACTGCAGGCGTTGGCCATGAAGCGCGTCCCGAGCAAGTTCTCGTGCGAGCAGCGTGCCACGTTCAGCAAGCAGGATCGCATCAACAATTCTGGAGACAGGAAAACCATGACCGACGAAGAGATCAAGGCGCTGCGCGAGCAGCTTGCCAAGACCGAAGCGACGCTCAACGCCGAACGCGCTGAGTTCACCCGCAAGGAAACGGCCCGCATCGAGACGCAGGGCCGCAAGACGCTGGAAGCCGTGAAGGCGCTGTTCAACAAGGCCGTGTCGGAAGAGGACATCCTCCCCGCCGTGCGTGAGTCTTTCATGCGCTGGAATGCGCCGAAGGAAGACAACCTGGCCGCGTGGGCCGAGTTCAACATTGTGGATGCCGAGTCCGCGATCAAGGACAACCCCAAGCCGGGCAAGAAGACGTTCTCGAAGAAGACGGGTCGCAGTGGCGAGTCCGACGACAACGAGTTCGCCGGCATGGACAAGGATGCCGAGATCACCGCGCGCATCAAGAAGATGGCCTTCGACCGCAAGGAAGACCTCAAGGACCAGAAGGTGTTCGACCGTCTGGCGCTTGAGGTGTTCTCGCGCAACAAGGAACTCGCGGCCGACTACATCTACCTCCCCGAGACCCGCGAAAGCGCGTTCCGGGCTGCCAAGTAACAGGAGCGTCGAACAACTATGACGACAAGTATCAACCAGTCGCGACTGCAGCTCATCGCGAGCCAGGACCTGATCGCAAATGCGGCCCAGTTCAAGGCTGTCACCTTCGCGGGCGCCGTCGCCGCGACGACCGTCTCGGCCGCGGGCATCCTGTGGCAGGCGAACGTGCTGTCCTTCGGCATTGCCGCGATCTACAGCGGCATCACGAAGGCGATCGTCGGCGCTGCCGTCGGTACGCCGGGCTATCCGCTAAAGGTCACGACCTCGGGCTTCCTGATCGCGGCGTCCTCGGGCGATATGGCGATCGGACGTCTCGCGTCGGAAACGGCGGCTGCATCGGGCGATCTGGCCCGTGTGATGGTCGATTTCAGCAACTTCGGCTACTCGACCTCGGCCTGAGCCGCGGCCTTAGCAACTTTCAGGAGACTACAAAGCAATGGCACTGAGCACAGGCCCAGCACTGCATATCGACACTCTGCTGTCGAATGTGGCGATCAACTACACGGCCCAGAACTTCGTCGCGGATCAGATCGCTCCGATCGTGACCGTTCCGAACGAGTCTGGCATCTACCCGATCTTCTCCCGTAAGGAGTTCTACTCTGCCGAGCGCACGGAACGTTCGCGTGGCACCGAGGCGAACAAGATCACCCGTTCGGTCTCGAGCGGCGGCTTCCGCGTTCGCAACTTCGCGCTCGGCTACGACGTGCCGATCGAGGACAAGGCGAACATCGACCCGCAGTTCGCGTACGAGATCGACGCGGGCGCGACTCGCTACCTGACCGGCAAGCTGCTGCTCGACTACGAGCGCCGCGTGCTGGGTCTGGCGGACGGCACCGCGACCACGGCGGTCAGCACGGTGTTCGTGCCGAACTCGGCGTGGGTCGGTAACACGGCGAATGCCGGCGATCCGATGAACGCATGGTACGCGCTCGTCGAGCAGTTCAAGTCGAACATCGGCGTACGGCCGAACTCGATCCTGGTGGGCTGGAAGACGCACGCCTGGCTGATGCGCAACTACCACATGCGCAACCTGATCAAGGGCGTAAACAACGGCGGTGGCCTGATCACCCGCGAACAGATCGCGGCGCTGTTCGAGGTGGACCGTTACATCGTCGCAGAGGCGATGAACACCACGCAGAACGAGGCGGTTGCGGACTCCGCGCTGTCCCTGACGAGCGTGTTCTCGCCGGACAAACTGGTCGCCTACTACCGGCCGATGGCGCCGTCGCGAGACGAGCCGTCCTGGATGTATGCGTTCCGCTGGCAGAACCCGCAGCTGCCCGCCCCGATGGTTGTCGAACGGCATCCGTACGACACCCGTCGCAAGGTCGAGGGCATCGAGGTCGGCTACTACCAGAACGAGTACGTCGTGGGCGCCGGCTACGCAGCCGCGATCGCGGGCGTGAACTCGGCACAGTCGAACGGCATCTGATCCGCAGGTAATCCCCACTCGGGGCGGCTGAAATACGCCGCCCCATTTTTTGACAGGAGGATTCATGTTCGCCAAGGGATCGACATTTCAGGTGAGTGGCATTCACCAGATCGAGATGACATCACGCTGCAACCTGCGGTGCAAGTACTGCACGCATCCGACGATGGCGCGGGCGAAGGTTGACATGACGGACGAGATTTACATGCAGACGCTGGCCCTTGTGAAGCGGCTGCTGCACACGTACCCCGGAGTTCAGCACGAGTTGAACCTGGCTGGAATTGGCGAGAGCACGTTGCACCCGGAGTTTGTGCGCAACGTGTTTCTGGCACGCGAGGCGGTTGGAGAGCACGTGGACCTGGTGATCGCGACGAACGGACTGCTGATGACGAAGGACCTAGCGCGTGAGATTGCGCCGGCCCGTCCTCGCATGTTCGTCTCTGCGCACCGGCCCGAGCGCGCGAAACTTGCGATCGACAACCTGCACGAGGTCGGCCTGCTGGCCGGGATCAGTTTTGATCCGTCGGTGAATGCGACCGACTGGGCAGGGCAGGTGAAGTGGAAGGTCACGAGCAACGCGAAGGGCACGGCGTGCCCGTGGGTGGTCCGAGGGTGGGCGATTGCGCTCTCCGATGGGCGCCTGGCGCGGTGTTCGTTCGACTCATCGGGCGATCCGACCGACATAATCGGCACAGTATTCGACGAACCCGAAACGCTGCGGACTTCAGCGTACCGACTCTGCGCGACGTGCCACATGGACGTCGGCGTGGCGCTCAACTGACAGGAGGCGAAGTGACAAAGGCTAAGAAAAATCCGCAGGGCAAGCTGCCCTACTCTCTGGACATCGTGATCCACTCGATGGGCATGCCGTTCGATCGCGAGACGATCTCGAAGGGCGGGCTCGGCGGATCCGAGTCGGCCGCCTACTACAAGGCGAAGGAACTCGCCGCGCGCGGCCACCGGGTGAAGCTCTTCACCATGGCGCCCACGTCAGAGCCCGACTTCATCGACAACCTCTGGTTCCTGTCGGCCGGTCAGCCGACGCAGCAGAACCCGCTGGG